TAGGAATACATACTACAATTAAAACAAATTCATCTTTCCATGATTTGTCTTGGTCGTTATAAACTTCTCTTTGATATTCAATCTGACCCTTTGCCATTTTTTCATAGTAAAGTCTTTCAGCTTGAGATTCTAATAGTTCAGATTCTTTTCTGTTCTTATAGATGTCTGCACCAATCTTAAAAACTGTAGGTATGATGTTCCACCACATACTAATCTATTGCACAAATATTTATCTGACCAGTGCCATCACCACCTTTGATGAAAGCAACTTTATCGCCAGATTTAAACTTAAATAAATTAACAGAATCTTGTGTTAGCATAACATCTTCTTCTGTAGCTGTAGGGTCAGCACCAAACTTAATGTGTGCATGAGTTCCAGCTATAGATATTCTAATAGTTCCTGAACCTGTTATTACTGCTGATGATTGTGCAGATGTAGCACCAATAGTATGTGTTTCCGAGAAATAATCAGGGTCTATTGTAGTTATTACGTAATTTGACATATAAAACTCCTTAAATTTGCCTATTTAAACCGACAAATTACCCCTTTTTTTTGATGTTTTAGGTGCTGTTGTCGCTATTTAACCTTTTAAAGCCACTATGCCTTAAAATGCGTTTAAATCGGTTTTTAGACTATTTGCTACTTTTAGATGAATCTATTAGCAGTTCTATGTAGTGTTTTGCCTTTTCTAAATCAGCAATACCACCTTTATCCTTAAACCTTAGAACATACTTTATAACGTTACCCTCACAAAATCCAATATTATTTTTAACTATAAACTCAACTGGTTGTATTTTGTATTTTTTGTAGTGGCTTCCACCAACTTGTTTTTTATAAGACTTCATAGACTGTTCTTCCATTAGCTTTATATGCTCTTAAATACATCTTACGATTATTACCTTTGTTATAAGAGATATGAACCCAACCTGAATTAGTTTCTTCTGGTTTCCAAAATTCTAAAATACATTGGTCAAATTCTAAATGATTAACAACCCAGTCAGCTAGTTCTTTGTTAGGCACTCCTAAAACTTCGCAATCAACAGCTTGACCAAGAGTATGTTGTGATGTTGTAGAACTTCCTATGGCTTTGCATAATTCAGGAGAACGATAACCAGAAGTTATTTTTATATCTCCGAATTGATTTATGATTGGTTCAATAACTTCGTAAATTAGAGTCTGTAGATTAATTAAGATTTGGTCAGTTGGAGTATTATCTATTCCAAGTCTTGTAGCTGTTTCAGAAAATAGTAATTCTTTTAAACTAACTTGCCTATCCATTTGCCATCTCTATTTAAAACACAAGGTGCTAACTTTGGTTGTGAATCTATTATTAAACCAGTCCCTATTATAAATCTAGTTTTAAAATTCTTAGCATATTCAAAAGCTAAAGACTTTTGGTCTATTAAACAACCAACTTGCATACCCCAAAAAAGATTATCAGGATTAGCCCAGTATTCTATTTTAAACTTAGTATGAAAATGTCCCTGCACACAATTCATTCCATTTGTTTGTGATACTTTTAAAACATCAGCAGAACGACCATGAGTAAATAAACATCTTTGTTTGTTTGGCAGCGTTAAAGTTAAATCATCTACCCACTTCCATTTTTTAGTTCCTAAGAACTCTCCGTATTCTTTTAAATAGGCTCTTGGCATTCCATGTTTTAATGCTCGTCTATAAACCATTGATGAATGGTTAGAATCTATTTCAATTAAGTCAGGAAATATTGATTCAAGTTCTTTTACATAATCTTTTGCTTTAACAAGTTCATGTCCAGCAGAAAATAAATCAGGGTTTGAATCGTGGAATGATAAAGCGTGATGGTCTAATAAGTCGCCAATAGACATTACGAATGTAGGTTTGTATTCTTTCTTTAGTGCTTTTAGAAAATCAAAAGAATCTTGCCTATGATAAGGCAGGTGCAAATCTGAGATAACCAAAATCCTTCTTGTATCCATAACTACCTACTAGTTGTATTCGTTAAAACTTGCAATACTTACTTAGCAAGAAATATTGTTATCAAAGCCAAAGATAAAGAACCAGTGGCTACAAGTATTGACCAATATAGGTTTTCTACCTTCTTTTCCAGTTTATATACTGATGTGCTTAGTAATTTAACTTCTCGTTTAATTCCTGTTATATGTCCCCTTAGAGATATCAGTTCTTCGTTGTGAGTTCTTGCCATTGTCTTTTTCGCATTTGCAAGACTTTAGCAAGACACACCCACCAATCCAAAGTTTGTAAATGCACATTAAATTTTATGCACTAATATCAAACTATTGTGTTTTAATAAAGTTATTTTTTGTAGAATTTTTCTACTTCAGCAGTATATGATTCCCAGAATGATTTAACATCATTAACATAGTCAGCATAAAACTTTGTAAAATAGTTCTTAATGTCAGAATAGTTTAACATTGAGTTCTCCTTTGAGTAAAAGTTATTTTCTTCAGTCGTATATATCATTTAAGATATATGGTGCGTTGCAATAAAATTACAATACTATTTGATGTTTAAATGTTCTTTTACTGATTCAATAATGTACTTGGCAATCTCAAACTTCCATTCTAAATATAATCCTAGAATAATTCCAAGTATAAATATAATCATAATTTGTTATCACATATAAATTTTATTAAGTCAAAATCTTTAGATTTTAAATATTCAATGCACTCAGCTATAGTTTGCTGCCTAATATATTCATCTCTAATTTCTTGTGATGTAGGTTGTGGCAAAGGAGAATCCCATCTGTCTATAATAAACTCACCAGCAGATGTAAGATCATGACTTACACCTGGTGCTAAGGATTTCATTACTGTATTAATACCCCAAGCAAAACCATTTTCATTAGTGTATCTTTTTATAGTTGCTTCAATGGATAATTTTCTAACTGTCATAATATAAGTTCAGTTAAATTTTTATTATTACCAACAGTTCCTTTTATAAAAACATTAAAAGCTAAACTAATTCTAGTATTATCTCCTTGTTTAGTTTCTACCATGTGAGTTAATGATGATGGAAATAGTATTATATCTCCAGTCTTAACTGAGAACCACCAAGTTTCTGAGTTATATAAATTCCAATCTTTAACTTCTAATTTAATAGTTTTATAATTATCATTAAAGAATTTAATCTTATCGTGTTTTTCGTGGCAGTTAATATAAAATACTCCTGATACTAATGAATTAGGATGTGCGTGTTTATGATGATATTGATTTGTTTCTGTGTAGTTTAGCCAAGATTGAGTAATATATGGTGTTACAGCATCTGTAATTGATAAAATTTTACTAAAATAATCTTGAACTCTTAAATCTAAATCTTCTTTTAAATTTTTAAATGATTTATTATTTAATATATAATTATCGTTAGAAGTTTTATTTCCTTCATTATTATGAATATCTAATTTAATTTTATCAACAAATAATAATTCTTTTGATGTTAATTCTCTATCTAATTTAGATATGTAAATTGGTGTTGGAAATATTCCATTGATATTAGCTTCCACTTTTATACCTTTTGTTTTTTAACTTACTATACTTCTATTATATTCCAAGTCAATGTAGATTCATTCCAAGTATATCTATTATCATCTTGTGGATAAGCAACTGGTGCATTCCAAAGACAAGTATCTTCGTTTAAGATCCAAGAGTTAAATGGTTTTTTAGGAATGAAAGCATCTCTATCTTCATCGTAAGTATATCCTATTCCTGCGTGATTTTTTCTTAAAGGTGTTCCATTATTATTATGAACGCCACCATGTGTATTGTAAGATGTTTGTTTCCATACAGGATAACCTGTAAGTTTAGTTAAGAAATCTATTCCTATAGATTCTTGTTCAATTCCATTTGAGTCATGAAGAACTTCATTAACTACTGAAAGAACTTCTATTACTTTATTGTTTAATCCTATTTTTGCGAATGATGCCATTATGCTGTGTAACTCCCTGATCCATTAAATTGTAATATTGTATTACTACCAGATGTTGTAACTGTTGGAGATCCTGTTGTAGTAGACGAATAACTAGAAGTTGGTAAACTTAATATAACAACTCCTTTTCCACCATTTCCTGAAATTAATGAAGAAGAACCTCCACCACCACTTCCAGTATTTGTAGTTCCTGCAGTACCTGGAGTTGCAGATGGATTATCTAATCCACCATTTCCACCACCACCAGTTCCGCCAGATCCAGCAGTACCTGTAAATTGACTCCAACCACCGCCTCCACCTGCTCTTGTAACTGAAGAACCTGTTATTGAAGAAGCTGTTCCATTACCACCATTTCCTCCTACTGTTCCACCTGAACCATTAGATCCTGCTTGAGATGCACCTCCACCTCCTCCTCCACTTCTATTGTCAGGAACTCCATTTCCAGTTCCACCATTATTACCTTGACTTGGTGATGTACTAGGAGTGTTACCAGATCCACCTGGATTTGTGTTTGGATTACTTTCTCCTGCTCCTCCTCCTCCTCCACCAGATCCACCATTTCCTCCAGGAGAACTAGGTGTTGCTGGATATAAATTATTTCCACCAAAACCACCACCATTAGATGTAATTGTTGTTAATCCTGAACCTGATATTGATGAATTACTTCCTGATGTTGATAAAGAACCATTGGTTGCTGCACCACCATCTCCAACAGTTACTGTAATTACTGTTCCTACTGTTACTGATTGAGTTGATGTTCTGTAACCTCCTGCACCTCCTCCTCCTCCAACATCTCCACCAGCACCGCCTCCAGCTATTACTAAAAAATCTACTGAATATGCTGGTTGTTCTAAAGCATCTGTTCCTTCTTGAATTCCTGATGTTGCTAACCAACCTTGTGTTGAATCTATATAAGTTAAAGTTACTCCTTCTCTATCTCCTTTTAATTGTAAATTACCTGTTCCACCTTCTATTTTATTTGAATTAGGATTTATTGTTAAAGCATTAGTATCAAAAGTTCCTGCGTAATCTAATAATATAATTGTATCTCCAACAGAAGGAGTTGCAGGAAGTGTTACTGTAAATGCAGCTGAAGTTGTATTACAAGGATAACCTCTACCAGCAGATGCTGTAAAACCTGTTGTTTGAACTGATTGCCAAGAAATACCAGCAGAAGCGAAACTTAAAACTCCTGAACCATTTGTTACTAATGCTTGACCAGATGCACCATCAGTTGATGGTAATGTAAATGTTAAATCTGAAGCTACACTAGCTGGTGCTTTTAATGCTACATAATTAGTTCCATTAGCTGTTGTTTCTCTAAAACGAACTTCTTTTTGATTATCTATTATTAAATTAACAGAAGATGTTGAAGCAGTATCAGATAAAGTTAATACTGTTCCAGTTGCAGTTGTTGAAAGTCCAGTTATTGTTATTGAAGAATCTAGCCAATCAACTGTATTAGTTGTGTAGTTAATTGTAGCAAATGATATATCATCAGAACCATCAAAAAATTTTAAAGTAGGTGCAGTTGCGTTAGTTGTATCTAACCACATTTGACCAGCTACAGCACCAGTTGGTCTTGATGTTCCTGAGTTTGTTGTTTGAATTGCAGATAAGGCATTATTAATATCTGCTCTTACTGCTGGGAATGTAGCATTACTAATAATATAATCGTGTTGTGCCATCTATTTAAAATCCTTTAGCTATATAATCAAATGTCTTTGATATTCCAGTACCAGAACTATTTTTAAAAGCTACGGAAAAACCTGTTGTGGTTTTTGAAGTTAATAAAAAATAATCACCAGTAGCCATTCCTTGTGCTGTAATACCAACTGCATAATTAGCAGAATAAAAAGGTAAAGTAAAGGTAACTGAATATGTTCCAGTTCCTGAAGTAATATCATTTCCACTAAATATTCTATCTGGCATATCAACTGTTACTGATAAAGCAGTAACAACTGGGTTAGAAACTCCATCTAATGAAGTTAATCTCATTCTAAATTTATAATATCTAGCTGTGTAATCACCGACTACAAAATTTCTAAATGAAGTATAAGTTATATTATCATCAGATGTTGCAATTTCTAAATGAGAACTTGTATTTGCTGAAGCATCTCCATCAAACGAACCTGTGGCATCATCAAAAAGTGTAAATCCTCTACCACTATCAAACAAATCAGTAGGGTCTTCGGCATATTGAGTTATTGAAGCTGTTATTCTTGATGTAAAAGTTCCACCTAAATCTATTGGTGCAGAAAATAAATAAATTCCTTCACTTCCTAAAGATGTAAGTCTTAACTCTCCACCAGATAAAGTTAAATTAGTTTTTGTTCCTGTAAATGTTGGTGATTCAGTTTGTGTTGTTACAGAATTAAAATTACCAACAGTTAATAAACTTGTAGATATAATTGCTTCATTTACAGATAAGTTACCAGCTTTATCAACTGCTTTGATTAAATAAGAACCAACTCTTGCTGGTACTGTTACAGTCGTTGCTGGTCTTGCAACTTTTTCAACTAAAGAAACTGAGTTAATCCAAGTAGCACCAGTTGTTAATGTAGAATATCTAATTGCATAATAAGCTAAATCTAAATCTGGTATTTGTTGCCAACTTAAGTGAGCATCTTGTCCAACAATATTACAAGCAAAATCTTCAACATCACTTGGTAAAGCTGTTCCACCTACAATAGTTCTTGTTGCTGAAGTATATGTAGAAGAAACTCCTAATGTATTAAATGCTTTTACTCTTACATTATAAGTAAATCCATCTTTTACGTTTAATATTCTTTGAGTTAAACCAGAACCTTGTCCAGCAATAATATAATCTGTATCTGTGCTTAATTTGTATTCAACTTGATAATAATCTACAAAGCTATCTGGTGATGCACCTATTGTTACATCTAAAGCTGTAATAACAACTCCGTCTGAGTATTCAATTAATTGGTCATCTAAAGTAACTGAAGCTGGTGGAGATACAGAAAAAGGATTTGGAAGTATTGTATCAGCTATTGTAGGTGCTTCGCCTTTTTCTTCCCAAGTATAAAAGTTATCTTGATGTTCTTCTAATCCAAGAGTTACTGTTGAATCTGAATTAATAGCTAAAGACATTACTCTAAATGGTTTA